AGTTTACCTTGAAGCGCGTCTAAATTAAACTTGCCATTTTCATAACTACCCAGGATGTCTTGGCCGACCCCAAATATATTACTGCCAATTTGCTCTACTGTATCTCCTATAGCCCCAGCATTTTGAGTAACTTCACCTACTAACGTACCTAAAGCTGCTGTATTATACTGCACGTTGTATTGTTCAGTTAAATTATTAGGTATCGGTAATGCAATATTCGATACAGGTTCCCCTCTATCACTTCTCGTCTCTGAGCTTTTCGTAGCAGTATAACCTTCATACGTAAAAAATTGGAAGATCATCTGATGACCACCCAAATCACTCGGAAACTGTTTCGGAGTTGAATTAAGTTGTAATTTCTTTCTGCGCTTCTCAGCTGCAGGAGGTCTATTAAACCCGACTCGTTTTACGAATGACATGGCTACCCGCTAAATATAGATATGAGTTATAAAGGCCGTTTTCGTCCAAAATACCCAGAAAAGTATAAAGGAGACCCTACTAACATTATTTATCGTTCCCTTTGGGAACGTACTCTCATGGTATATTTAGATAACCATTCAGAGATAGTTCAGTGGGCGTCAGAAGAATTCTTTATACCATACAGATCTCCGGTAGATAATAGGGTTCACCGGTACTTTCCTGATTTCTGGGTTAAAAAGAATACTGGCGAAGTAATTGTAGTTGAGGTTAAACCAGCAGTGCAAGTCAAAGAGCCTGATATTAGTAAAAAGCATACAGCGACAGGACGTGTTAGTAGACGCTTTTTAAATGAAGTAAAACGCTGGGGAGTTAACCAAGCTAAGTGGAAAGCAGCAAAAGATTTTTGCGAAGATAGACAATGGAAGTTTCAAATTATGACAGAGTACGAATTAGGTCTTAAAAAATGAGTTCTTATGTATTTGATAGATTAATCACTCAAGGTGTTAGAGCAGGTCAGATACCTGCGCGTACACAAGAAGCACGAAACTGGTATAGAGATAAAGCCGGTGAGATTAGTCGTAACTCGGCAAGACCTCAACGGTTTTTGCAAGATAGTAATCGTATGAAGTCAAAAGTTGAACCTGGTATGATGTACATGTTCTTCTATGATGCAAAGACGAAAGATGATTTACCATACTGGGATAAGTTTCCTTTAATTTTTATGATAGAAAGTGCTGATGGAGGATTTACTGGGCTTAATTTACACTACTTGCCATTGAGACTACGTGCTAGACTTATGGATGCCCTTTATTCTCTAACGTCTAACCAGCGTTATGATGATCGTACACGTCTACAGTTAAGTTACTCCATACTTAAGGGAGCCGCAAGGTTTAGCTTGTTTAAGCCATGTTTCAAACGCTACCTAAATAGTAATGTTAGATCTCGGTTTGTTTATGTGCATCCATCCGAATGGGATATTGCACTATTCTTACCGACAGAAAGATTTCAAAAGGCACGTAAGCAGACTGTTCATGCAGATAGTGCTAGGATGGTATAAATGACCTTTAATGTCAGCGAATTTAGCTCTAGAATAAATGCGGTAGGTGGGCTACAGAAGCCTAGCTTATTTTATGTTGAAATCGCACCACCACCTTGGATGGGTAAAAATTCTGGTGGTAGTTTTTTAAGTGGATTAGCAGCTTTAGGTTCAGCACTCAATAATACTAATCTTCGTTTTCTTTGTTCTTCTGCTACAGTACCAGGTATATCTACGCTGTTTAGCGATGTTAGAAGACAAGGATACGGGCCTCTAGAACGACGTGCTACTGGAGTTGTTTTTCCTAACGTTGATGCAGTATTTTATGTTGATAATAGAAATAATGTTCTACGATTCTTTCATAAGTGGATGCAAAATATTGTCCAGTTTAACGGTGATGGATCAGAAGTTGGTATGACAAAAGACTTTGGTATGCCATATGAAGTTGGCTACTATGATGATTATGTAACTACTATAACTATCTACTTCTATGATGAGACTGCTGGTAGCGGTTTTAACATCCGTAGAGTCCAATTAAGAGAAGCTTTCCCTTTAAGTGTAGGTGATATATCTCTAAACTGGAGTTCTAATGATGAAGTAGCAAATATGGCAGTAAGTTTTTCTTATCGCTATTTTTCCAACGATTGGATTGAACGTCCTGGTGGTTCTACTGGTTTTGGTCGTATCTTATCTGCATTAGATCAATTCCAAGAAATTCGCAGTTCAGTATCTACAATAAGCACGTTACGTGCACCATCCTCTGTCGCTGATGCTGTTAATGTTGTAAATAATGTTGGCCTTGTAACAGGCCTTTAATAATACTATGGAGTAATTATGGCTTTACCTAAACTCAAATCCCCTACCTTTACGTTTACGGTTCCGAGTACAAAGCAAGAGATTGTATATCGGCCGTTTACAGTGCAAGAAGAAAAAGTACTTTTAATTGCGCAAGAATCAAAAGATCAGAAAGCTATCATTCGAGCAGTACAGCAAATTATTAATAACTGTATTGTTAAAGGTGAAATAGATGTCGATGCTTTAGCGCCTTTTGATATTGAATTTTTCTTCTTACAATTACGAGCTCGTAGTGTAAATAACGTTTTACGCTTAAAATTAAACGATCCAGATAACGAACAAACAACATACGACTATGAAGTCGATTTAGATGATATTCACTTGACATTTGCAGATGATCATGAGAAGAGAATTCAACTCGATGATGAGATTGGAGTAGTCATGCGCTACCCAACGTTAACGGCTGTAAGTAAATTTGAATTCAAAGAATCAAATATGACAGAAGATTTATTCGGGATCATTAAAGAGACGATAGATTCAGTTTATGATGCAGAAAATGTTTATCCGTTTCAAGATGAAACTCCAGCAGAGCAAGATGCTTTTCTAGAAAGTCTATCATCTGAAGCATTTACTAAATTACGTAAATTTTATGATACTATGCCAAAGCTAGAGCATGATATTACTATATTAAGACCTGATGGTACTTCGTTCACTATTAAATTACAGGGATTAAGCGATTTTTTTTCGTATGCCTGAGTTATAATACATTAGTAAACTATTATCAAATTAACTTTAATCTAGCGCAGCATCATAAATATTCAATAACTGAAATAGAGAACCTTATACCATTTGAACGTGATCTCTACGTTGATATGTTAGCAGCCCATATTGAGGCTGAAAACGAAAAACAGAAACAGAGACAGAATAATGGTTAAAACCTTAGAAAAAGACTCAAAGTATGCGGCATATGATGCAGACGGTGATGGTATAGTAACTGATGAAGAAATGGCTCAGGCAGCCCAAATGATGCGATTAGAAAATGAAGATAAGAAAGAAGATGCACAGCGTAATATGGCATGGTTTGCCCTATTTGGTATGCTATTGTATCCTTTCGCTGTGGTACTAGCTAATTCGCTAGGATTAGATAAAGCTGCTGGTATTTTAGGAGATATGGCTCCTACTTACTTCGTATCAGTTGCTGCTATTGTTGCAGCATTCTATGGTAAAGAAGCATACGCAAAGAAACAAAACGGAACTAAGTAATGGCATTACCTCGAGTAGCAGCTGCAGCTGCGGCACCCTTTACCGCCGCAGGTAGAGCAGCAGGATCAGCAGCAAGTAATACTGCACGCGCTGCATTAGCAGCTGCTGCCGGGCCAGAACTTTTAGCTATCAAAACATCTCTTACAAGCACTGTACAAGGTATTGTTCGTAGTGTTAGAGGTGAATACTCTCGCTTAGCAGCTGCTAATGATGCAAGCAGCGAATCTTTAGATGATATTAAAAAGAATACTAGTGGATTTTCAACTTCAATTGATTCTTTAATAGATGTAGTTCGCAGTGAAGTAGTTCCTCCGCTTACTACTATGGGTGGGTACTTTCAAGATCTTGCAGAAAAGCTATCACGTCAACGCGCGCTTGCTGGTCTTACTAATACGACAAATACCCAATCAGATGATGAACCTGGTATTGCAGATGCTGCAAAGGGTAATGGTTTTGGTAAAAAGCTTTTTGGTTTCTTAGGCGGATTAGCAGACGGGCTATGGGGACTGTTCAAAAAGTTTTGGTTACCATTAGGTCTAGCCGGTTTATTACTTCTTGCAAAAAATGCTTTTCTAGAAGGTGAAAGTGATTTCGCTAAAAGAATTAAAAACGCTATTGATTTTAGTATTATCGGTGGTATTGGTGGATTTTTAGTTGGTGGTATCCCTGGAATGATGGTCGGGGGGATACTGGGTGCTGCTCTTGGTGCTATTTTAGATCCTAAAACCGTAGAACGATTTACATCTTTAGAAGGCATTACTCTCGAAATATCCAATATTTTTGGTGTAACTACAGACACATTAAAAAGTCTAGCTACATCTGCAACAGTTGGTGCACTAGCTGGCTCACTAGCTGGATTCTTTGTTGGTGGTGTACCAGGCGCTATAGTCGGTTTAATTATCGGCGCAGGCCTTGGCGCAATTATCGGCACTCAATTTTTACCAAATAGTGCTGATAAAGAAAAAATTGACCTGATGATTGCAAACATGTTAGGCTTTACAGTTGCAGAGATGAAAAAAAGG